AAAACGAGACTGGTCGCGCCAGCTGAACAAACTTTGTGCTAATAAAGATTACTTGGCTGCTATCGCAAAATTTGCTAAAAGTCAGATAGTCACTGGTCGCTGTCCATTGATACTTGGTGAAAGAGTACAGATGCTAAAAGATTTGCAGGAGCTAATTCCTGACAGTGTATGTTTAATAGGAGAATCAGATGAATCAACTAGAAGTGATGTTCTTCAAAATGTTGGAGGAAAATACAAATGTGTCTTATCGACAAAGCTTTTCGACGAAGGCATTTCTTGTCACAGGCTTGATACTTTGTATCTTACTTGCCCTAGTAATAATCCTATAAAATTAGAGCAAAGGGTAGGACGTATCATTCGTGAGCACCCAGACAAACAAATTCCAATGATTGTAGATTTTTGGTTATCTGGAGGTATAGTTGCTCGTCAACAAACCAAACGACTAGAGTGGTATAAACAACGTGGATATTACATACTTTAACTGGTACGAATTAGTATCAAAGGCAAGAAAAGATCAGACGGCAATATTAATCTTGGCATTTGCGCAAACTTCGTTGTATAATGCAAGAACAACTAAAGGATTGATGGGTGCATTGAAAATAAATCATATACCAATGCACCTATTTACTACTGGGCTTTTAGAACAAAAAAGAGAAAAGCTCCTTTGTAACTATCGTACCGTAGAGCCAATGAGTTACTTCAAAAATCCTTGGTTTCTTACAAAAGATGTTACAATACTACAAAGAACAGAATATTTACAGCTTTTGTCTATGAGAAGAATTAGCGAAGAACAAGACTATATCGCTAAAAACTATATAAGAAAAGATGTAAAAAATCCATTTATCACTATCAAAGGTGATAAAATACATTTTACACAAGAGTCCTCGGTTTCGAGGAAATCCTACACCTAAGTTCTAACGAACAACAAAGGAGAAACTACTATGGTCGCATGGGATAAAGCTAAAGGAAAGCAAACCTCAAGCAACGAACGTCGTGAAATTCAACGACTCACACTAGGTATCGGAGATACCAAAATTCGTCTTCTTGGAGACGTGATGCCTCGCTACTGTTATTGGGTAGTAACAAAAGAAGGAAAGAAGATGCCAGTTGAGTGTCTTCAATTCTCGCGTGAAAACGAAACTTTTGATAATTCTGCTCAAGACCCTTTCAAAGAAATTGATGAGGCTATTTACTCAGATAAACCACAATTCTCATATGTTTGTAATGTAATTGACCGTGCTGATGGACAGATTAAACTGTTCGATTTACGCTCAACTATCTATTCTCAGATTGTAGATTATGCTACAAATCCTGATTATGGTAATCCAGCAGATGCAGATGGTGGTTATGATATTACTATTAAAAAAGAAAAGACAGGTCCTCTTCCGCAGAATGTGAAGTATTCTTGTCTACCGGCTCGTAACAACTCACCTCTTACAGAGACTGAAAAAGGTTTGGAATTATATGATTTGTCAAAGATCTATAAGCGTCAAACATATGATGAGCAAAAAGAGTGGTTGCTAAACAACACTTCTTACTTCGCCGGAGATGTATCTGACGAGTTTAAACCTGCTGAAGATGTGGATGATCTTGCCTAATGAAAAAATCACTTTCAGAAATGGCACCAAAGACAAAGAAAGATAAAAGCTTTGGGGCATTTAAAGAAGTTGCTGATAATAAAGCAACAATTGATCTAGAAAAACTAAGAGGATGTAATATATTTTTCGCTACACCTTGTTATGGTGGAATGTTAACTGATCAGTATTTCTTATCTATGTTTCGTCTAAGTCAAGCGTTTATGCAACATGGAATTAACTTTAGAATCACAACACTACGTAATGAATCTTTGGTGACACGTGCTAGAAATATTCTAACAGCAATGTTTCTTGAATCTGATTGCACTCATTTGATGTTTATTGATGCTGATATTGAGTTTGATGTTGAATCTGTGTTGCGTGCATTAGCATATGATAAACCTATCATGGCAGCAGCATATCCTAAAAAGGCGCTACCAGTTCAGTACGCAATCAACTTTAAGTTTGTTGATACTGAAAAACGTCAGATAAGAGTAGAGAATGGGGCAGTTGAAGTACTTGATGCATCTACAGGTTTCTTTTTGATCAAGAGAAGCACAGTAGAAAAAATGATTCAAGCATACCCAGAACTACATTATCGCAATGATTCAAACATTGATGAAAAGTTTAACAAATACTGTTATGCATTATTTGATACGTGGTTGGATCCTGATGATAATAGATATCTATCAGAAGATTATACTTTCTGTCGTAGATGGCAAAAGATTGGTGGAGAAATTTGGCTTGATCCAAATACTAAACTAAATCATGTAGGAAGTTATACTTTTGAGGGTGATGTGTCTAAGATCATCAATGTTGGTCAAGCACCTGCCAGCTAAAATTTGGGCGTAGTTCTGACGTGGCTAAGGCTATGCGGAACTACGTTCCTTGCTGCGGCACTCCGTGCCGACGCTAACTCATATAGAGCCGCCGTGTTCAACAGCTTTTCACCTGCCGGTGTAGCGCTGTTCACAAGCTAGTAAACATAAATTAGCATACTTTTCTTCAATCGGCAAACTCTAAAAATTAAAAAGTAGAAATAAATGAGTAAACAAACATTAAGAGAGATATACAACAACGGGTGGGATGAACACATTGAGGGCAATAATGACAAAGGTTCTATACACTCTTACATCGAACTATATCAAGAAATATTAGATCCATACAGAGATGTAGCTCTAAATATGCTTGAAATTGGTGTAGCAAGAGGATACTCATTACGTATGTGGAGAGAATACTTTCACGAAGGCTGCGATGTTCATGGAATTGATATTAACAAGACTCCTTTAATAGATGAAACTTTAAATGTCACATATGGTGATTCACAAGATGCCGCATTATGGGCTGATTGGGGTCCTGTAGATGTTATCATTGATGACGGAGATCATTCATCTATGGGGCAATTTAAAACAGCCGCTGCATGGTTGCCAAAAGTAAGGCCAGGGGGACTCTACTTAATTGAAGATGTTTTTGAGATTAATCCTGTGTTTTATGATCAATTAGTAGGAGCGTTAAATATAGATGCAGAAATGATAATACATGATGGAAGAGACTTCTCCCAAAGAACAGATGACGTAGTAGTAGAAATAAGGATTTCAAAATGACACGAATTATATGTTCAGCAGATTGGCACATCAATCTACACAAGAAAAAAGTTCCGTATGACTGGCAGGTTGGAAGGTTTAAGTCAATGTTTCGTAAGCTGATTGCACTAGAACAAAGCTGTGATGTGCATATCATTGCTGGAGACATATTTGATAAAAAACCAGAACCAGATGAAATCTGTTTGTTTCTAAGCTATATCAATTCAGTCTCAATACCAACCTACATCATACCTGGAAACCATGAAGCAACTAGAAAAGGAGAATCGTTCTTTGAACATTTTAATGAAGATAATGCCATCAAAAATGAGAACGTCCATCTATTTACTAGAAACGGACGTGCGACTGTGGGTAAAACGTCGTTTCAATTCTTTCCCTATGGTGAAATGCAATTGGACAATTTACCCACGTATATCGAAGATGACATACTGGTTACACACATTCGTGGGGAAGTGCCTCCACATATTACGCCAGAATATGATTTCTCCCGTCTCGACAGTTGGGGCTTATGTTTACTTGGCGATCTACACTTTAATCATCGTTATGGTGACACTAACTGTTACTATCCTGGTTCTCCACTAAATACCACATTTGACCGTGATGAAAACCGCGAGTATGGAGTTGATATTTATGATGTAGTAGATTCTCGTAACTATACACGCGATTTTTATGATTTGAAACTACCAAAGCTAATTCGTCGTAAGATTATGGTAGGCGAAGAAATGAAGTCAGATGATTTTCATCATGTAGTTTATGAGGTTACTGGTTCTTTAGATCAATTAGCTAAAATGGAAAACTCTGAGCTGTTAGATAAAAAGATGGTTGAAAAGCCCGCAGAAGAATCTACGCTTGATTTGAAAAATAAATCAATCTATGAAGAACTTGAAATATATCTTAATCATATCAAAGTATCAGACACTGATCAAGTATTGAACGAATTTAAGTCTCTAAATGTCATTTGATTTATCTCTTAATCGTGTGTATTGGGAGTATCCTCAAACAGGCACTTATCTCAGACCTAATCATAACTATTGTTGTACCTCTGCCATTCCTTCTCTAGGAGTGCGTGTCACTGTCCCAGAATACTCAAAACGCTCTTCGTCTTTTAAACGTGATCTGCAAGGATTAGTTAAACAATTTGCTAACAAATATAAAGATCATCGATTTGTTTTAGCACTGTCTGGAGGAATAGATTCTGAAGTAACCGCAGAACAGATGTATGAACTAGACATTCCTTTCCGTGGATTATCACTTAGACTATTTGATGGCACAAATGATTATGATATTTTTTGTGCTGCAAAATACTGTAAAGACAGAGAAATACCATTAAAAGTTGTGAATCTAAAGTGGGATAGAATGATGTCAGAAACTATACCCGACGCAGTAAAGCATGGACAGTTTACTCATGCTTATTCACAAATAGCACTAACACACTTATTTCAGCATGTTGACGATGATGAAATACTAATCTTTTCTGGTCATAATCCTGATTTTCATAGAGGTATTGGTATTGGTTGGTGGGAAGACTCTCCAAACATGGTGAAGTATGCAATTGCTAAAAATAAAAAGTTTTTTACTTTTACATCACTTGAGCCAATCTTTTGTCACTACGCCGCTAACTTTGATGCTTCACAACCAGGAGACAAGAATAATGACTTTTTATATGCAGCGTTCCCACAACTCACACGCAGAGTCAAAATGACAGGTTGGGAAAAGAATGGTAAAATTATACCAGATTTAGAAGATCAAATTAGAGAATGTTCTGCATATAGGCGACAATCATTTATTACATGGGAACGATTTACGTTAGATTTTATAAGAAAAATGTTTATGGAAAAAGGACTAAAATATGAGTAAGATTACACTTAATACATTACGCTTTTCTAATATGTTTAGTTATGGAAAAGATAATGTAATAGATTTATCAAAGAATAGAATCACCCAACTTACTGCGCCAAATGGTAGCGGTAAATCTTCTATTGCAATGATTATTCAAGAAACGCTTTTTAACAAAAATATTAAAGGAATCAAAAAAACTGATATTTTAAATAGATGGACAAAGGACAAAGCATGGAGCACCTCTCTTACTTTTACAAGAGATGACAATAACTATGAAGTAGGGGTAGTCAGGTCAGGAGCACAAACAAAAGTAAAACTTCTTGAAAATGGTATAGATATATCAGATCACAAAGTCTTAGATACTTACAAAAAAATCGCTGAGATAGTAGGAACAGACTTTGAAGTGTTTTCTCAGTTAACGTATCAATCATCTACAGATCTACTTGAATTTCTTAAAGCTACAGATGCAAACAGAAAAAAATTCTTAATTAATCTATTTAATCTAGAAAAGTATATTGCAATCGGGGAAAAGATAAAAGGTAAGTCAACTGAAGCAGATAGAGAATATAACAGACTGATGGGAGAACTAAAGACTATTGAAGACTTTTTAGCAATCACTTCAATTCCTACTAAACAAACTGAAAAAGATGTACCTGAAGTTGACGAGTCATTGCAAAGAGAAATAGGAGTATTACATCAAGAGTTACAAAACTATGAATCAACTTGTAAAAAAATTGACCGTAATAATATGTACATTCAGGAGAGAGATGAACTACAGTTTAATTCAGGAATGAGTCCTGTAGATAACTTTTTATATCATGATGAGTACCAAACACTAAAACATGATTTAATCATGCTAAATAGAGATATGGATAAAATTAAAAGTGATATAAGTAACATTAGGGTAAATGATACTTGTCCAGCTTGTGGTCAAACCATTGATACATCACATCTTGAAAAACTCAAAGCAGATTTAGAGGATCAATTGAATGAGAAAACTACTTTACACTCTGAAGGTATGATTAAGGCAACTAAATGGTCAAATGAAATAAAAGATATTGAAAACAAAAAACAAGAATACAACGATAATAAAAGAAAGATTGAAAGGTTTGAACATTTAACACAACTGATTGATTCATCTATCGCAAAAGATTATCCTGATGTAGGAAATATAGAAACTAGAATCAAAGATTTACAAAGTGAATACAACATTCAAGCAAAAGAATCAAAAGATGCTCAAGAGCATAATAAACAAGTTAGCATTCATAATGCCAGGGTAGATGCCCTAATTGACCAAAAAAATGATTTTACTGTTAGACAACAAAGTGTGAAAGATGATACTCTAACTAAATCAAATCAGATAAATTCTTTAAATATTCTTAAAAAAGCGTTCAGTACGTCTGGTATCGTAGCATTTAAACTTGAGAATTTAACTAAAGAACTAGAAGTTTCGATAAATTATTATTTATCAATATTAAGTGATGGTCAATTTCAAGTAGAGTTTAAACTTGATAAAGAAAAACTAAACATATCCGTTATCAATAACGGCATCGCAACACCAATAGAAACTGTTTCAGGAGGTGAGTTCTCACGAATTCAGACCTCCATTCTTTTAGCTATAAGAAGCCTGTTATCGAAACTTGGAGGTAGCAGTGTAAACCTTCTATTCCTTGACGAGATTACTGGTGTTCTTGACGATGAAGGAAAAG